TGACGGGAAAGCTGTTGCGAGTGCCGATCTCGAACACCCGGCCCTTGTTGACTGCAAGAGTTGTCATTTATCGGCTCCCTTTCCTTCTCTCGCTTCAGGCGACGTGCTTGCCGAGGAACTTGATCTTGCCGCCGGAGCTTGCTTTCTCGAATGCCAGATAGCTCGGAAGATCGACGAACTCGGAACGGATCTTCTCGTCCGCGTTCCACTTCGCCTTGCAGCGGTCTTCGAGCGACAGGCTCGGATCGATCGCGGCGGCGCGGTGTTCGCCGGTCGCGCTCGGCGCCGGCGGAATCACGATCGCGGTGCCGTCCTTGCGAATCGCCTCGAGGCGGCGCTCGCGCGTCAGCTTCTCGGCTTCGACCTGCCGCAGCGCGAAGTCGGCTGCGCTCATGCCGGAAGTTTTTGCCTCGGCCGCCAGCGTCTCGTGACCGGGCATGGTCGCCTTGTCGATCCCGAGCAGCCGCTCGCGCTCGGCCTTCGTGCCGTCGTCACGACCGGCCTTCCGGGCCTCTTCGACGGTCGACTTGCCTTCCTCGATCCCAGCCGCGTGGCCTTCGGTACGGGCCTTGTCAGCGAGTGCTTTGGCTTCTTCGTCGGTCATCGCGTTTGCTCCTTGCTTCGGCCTTTGATTTTTTCGCCTCTTCGGTTCGTACCCGCCCGCGAGCTGCGCGAGGGTTGTTTCCAGCGAGCCTGCACGATCGGCCATACCTGCGGCAACAGCTTGAGCCCCTACCTTTACCCCACCAGCGCCGAACCGACTGAGCACGGCGTCGGGAGAAACGCCGCGAAATCGCGCGATCGATTCGATGAAGACTTGCGCGAGCGCATCCACGCGCATCTGATGCTGGGCGCGCCCCTCGGGCGTCGACACGTCCGGCCGCTTCGCCGGTGATTGACTCGATACGAATTCTACGATGGTCGGATCGCCTTTCTGCGGAACGGCCATCACGACACCGATCGAGCCGAGCTGCGCGGTCGCATCGATCACGATCTCCTGTGCGGCCGCGGCGAGCCAGTACGCACCCGAAGCACCGAGGCCGCTCACGTATGCGATGAGCGGCTTGTCGGCCGCGGCGATCATGTTCGCGGCCTCGTTGATGCCGTCCGCTTGTCCGCCCGGGCTGTTGATCTCGAGGAGAATGGCCTTGACCTGCGGATCATCGAGCGCTGCGCGAAGATCGCGTGCGAAGATCTCGATCGACGTGGCGCCGCTCATCTGCGTGAAGAGGTTGGCATAGCGGAAGATCGGGCCAACGATCGGAATGACGGCGACGCCATCGCGCACGCGGACGTCCTGTGCGTTCTGAAGCGGCCGGCCGAGGCGTGCGGCGACGGCTTCCGGGCCTTCGCCTTCGCCGAGCGCGATCGAGCGAAGGCGTTGAACCCATTCCTCTTCCATGGCCCATGCCACCGAATCTATCGCGTCGCTGATTCGCATCTCGTTTTCCCTTCAGGTCGCCCTTGAGATCGTGCGCTCGCGGCGCGCAGGCGTATCTCGCGGTGGCGCTGCCGGGGTTGGTGATTCGCCCGGCGAGGCATCAGCCTCCAAACCATCGGCAACGCGCATACGCTTCTCTCTCGCGCGCTGCTTGTGGAGCGCTTCCCAATCCGCGCCGGAGATCTCCGCCGTCTCACGCTGCAACGTGGACACCCCGAGATCGACGCGCTCTTTTGCTGCGTTGATCTCGGCTTCGGGATCTATCTGTCCCGGCGGCGGTCCGGTCCACTCGCAGCCGAGCCATGCCTGTCGGATCAGCGGATCGGCGAAGAAGCCGGGCGCCGAGATCCGCCCGCGTGCCACCGCCTCGGTGATGACGGCCTCGTAAACGGGCTGGCAAAAGTTCCAGGCGAGCCAGGCGCGGCGAGTGCGAAACGCTTTCCAGGCTTCGAGAAGCGCCGCGCGCGCGGCGGAGTACGAAGACATGAAGCGCTTGATCAACAGCTCGAACGGAATCTCAAGCGCGGTTCCGATCTGCGCGAGGATCGCATTGACGAACGGGTCGAAGGCTTGGTTCGGGCGCCCGGGATTCGCCACCTCGATCGACTCGCCCTTGGCGAGATCCCAGATCGCCCCGGAAGCAAGCTTGATGTCCTTGTCGGAGGTCTTCGCACCCGTCTCCGCGGTCGGCTCGAGCGTGCCGAGTCCCGTGCCGCTCTCGGTCTTCACGAACACCGTGAACATCGCCGACACGACGGCCGCCATCACCTCGGCTTCGGTGTACTTATCGAGCTGCTTGAACGCCTCGATGACACTCGCCAGATAGGGCGCGCCACGGCGCTGAGCAGGACGCAATTTCCGGAAGAGATGCAGCATCAGCCACTCGCCGGTCTCCGGGCCGAAGGCTGGTACGCGACTCCACTTCCTCGCGCCGGCGCCGTAAATCTCGCCCGGGTGCTGGTCGAGCACATGATAGGCGACAGGCGCACCATCACCGTCGATCTCGACGCCGCCGGCCACGAGGTTGCCGTTCTCAAGTTTCGACCGATCGGCGCGGAAATTCGGGTTCTCGATTCTGTCGGCTTCGATCACCTGGATTTTCAGGCCATAGGGATTGCCGGGCCGCTCGATGTAGCGACGCAGCGCGAAGACGTCGCCGCTCTCGATCTGCGACCGGAAGACGAGATCCTGCATCGCGCAGAAATCCAGCGTGCGCTCGGCATCGCAATCGCGCGTCAGAGCCCAGAGCCACCATTCGCGCTCGGCGGTGCGCTGCCACGTATCCGCGCCCTCGTCGGATAGGCCGAGCAGTTCGCGGTCGATCATCGCCTGCGGAATCAAGCCGGTGCCGACGACGTTGGTGACGACGGTATTGATTGCGCCGGAGGCGAGCGGGGCGTTGCGTGAGAGATCACGCGATCGATTGACGAGCTGAGCCCGATCGGGCAGCAGATCGGCGTCCGCGCTGCCGGAGGTCGTCTTCCACTCCGAGGTCTGCCGGCGGTCGCGACGCGCGCCCGTGTAGCCTCCGGTCATCGCGAGCACGAACCGCGCTCGGTGGCGCTGTGCGCCGCGGATCGGATCGAAGTACGACACGAGCCGATCAACGAGGGTCGACTTGACCTCGAGCGCGCGCATCATACCGGCGTCGCCAAGCGCCCGCGAATTCCGCCACGGCCCTCGCGGTCTACCTGCGCACGGAGCCACTTCTCGCGGTCGTAGAGCGTCAGCAGGTCGCCGCGAGTCAGGACGCGGCCGCGGATCTGGTAGCTCTGAGCGCCGCCTTCAATCGCGGCGATAGCGGACTGCACTCGATCGAGCTGGACCTGATAAGTCTCGGTCGCCACGCCCGGAAGTCTAGTCACCGGCGAGAGAACGGCGAAGCGATTGAGGCGGTAGCTTTACCCCGGAGAAATCCCGGGCGAGCGCAGCCGCCGGCCCGACGGCTGCGGCGCTGGCGCCTGTCCGGGGTTCGCCCGCATCCCCGCTGCGATGGCGTCAAGCCGTTTTGCTTCGCGCTCGAGATCTAGCCCCATCGACACGAGTCCGGTGAAGGCGCAGATCCCGTAAACTCTCACATCCAGCCCTTCGTTCCGCTTCCCGGGGTCCTTGACCCAAACACGCCGCGGAAATCCGCGCTGGTACTTCGTCACGATCCGTTCGGCCGTGAGCTGGGCGAAGTAGTCCGCATCTCGATCATCCGGGAAGTGGCAGTAGCCAGGCCCGGGCGTGGCAACTCGCAGCCGCGCGTAGATCAGATCTTTTGCTGAGTCGGTCCCGACGAGGAAGAGCGGCAGCCTGCCGGCGTTCTTGCTGTTCGGCCGCTTCGGCCAGATCGGCTTTCCGGGCTCCGAGGAACCCTTCACCGCCCATACCCGGCGCGCGTATCGGTCGCGGCAGAAGGCATAGGCCGATTGCGTATGATGCCCTCCGGTGTCGACGGCCGCGGCGGCAATGGAGACCGTCACGCCGTCGGCGCGCATCCTCGGCCGGAGCAGCAGTTCGTCGAGCGCCCGCCACGGCAGATTTGTTGCCGGGTCACCGGGGATCACGCGATATTCAAGCGACCACGTCTCCTCGCCCAGGCCGAGGCCGAGGAACTCGAGCTCGAGCCGATCATTTTGCACGTCAACGCCGACCACGATCACGACGACGCCGGCCGGCGTGTCGGACTCGTAAGCCTCGCGGCGAGCCAGCAAGCCGCTATGGTCGATCTTCTCCGCAGGATCCTCCCATGTCTCGCCGAGCACGGTGTTGACGAACACCTTGAGGCGCTCCGGGTAGGGCTTCGCCTGCACGAATTCCACCGCGAGTTCGCCGAGCGTCACCCAAGGGCTCACGAAGGCATTCAGGTGGAACCCGGCGGTTCCGGCGAAGGGCTTTGTCGCCCTCCACTCGCCGCGCATCACCGCCTCGAGGCGCTGATCTTCGCTCCACGGCTCGGCACACGCCTCGCACACGTAACGCGCCTCAGCCGGGCGCCCTTCTGGCCAAATGACCTGCGCGAAGCGAAGCGTCTGGCGATGCGCGCAATGAGGGCAGGGGACGTGGTAGAGGCGATGGTCGCTCTCCTCCCAGGCCGCCTCGATCCTGCTCACGCCCTTGATCGTCGGCGTCGAGAAGAGGATCAGCTTGCGATTCCAGAAGGTGAGCGTGCGTTTCTTCGCCAAACTCACCGGATCGCCCTCATCGCCAGCGCTCGCCGGGTAGCGGTCCACCTCGTCGCAGATGACGATCCGAATCGGCCGGCTGGCGAGGCCCGAAGGCGCGTTCGCACCGACGATCGTGACGTGCCCGCCCGGAAAGATTTTGTGCAGAACCTCGTTGCCGCCATCCGCGCTCCGTGCCTCACTGACCTTGCCTTGTAAACACGGCGTGTCGCGCAGCATCGGCCCAAGTCGGTCCTTGGACCAAGCCTTCGCCATCGGATCGACGTTCGGCTGCATCACGAGAATCGGCGCCGGGTCCTGATCGATGTGGTAGCCGACTAGGTTGTTGACGATCTCGGTCTTGCCGACCTGGACGGCCGTGATTCCGACGAGCGTGTGCACGGCCGGATCCGAGAGTGCGTCCATGATGCCGCGCTGATACTCGGCTCGGCTCGTCGTCCATCGCCCAGGCTCAGCGGACGCTTCAGCGCTTAGCCTTCGGTTTGCGTCGGCCCACTCGCTTACGCTGAGCCTTGGCGGCGGCTTTACGGCGTGGCGTACCGCCCTGACGATCGTCGCGAGTGTCGCGCGTGAGCCACGCGGG